TTATCCTTTCTTTCCAAATCGATACGCCTTCTTCTCTTTGGGCTGTGCCAAATCTGTGCCAATGAGCCCATTTTGCTTGTCGAGCTTTTCAGCAAGCGTTTTCCCAGCATTCTTGCTGTGCACATAGGTTTCCAAAAACAGCTTTGCAGACTTCCAGCCGCCGGCGTCCATCGCCATCTTGATATCCGCGTCTGGCAGCTTCATGGCGTTCGTACCAAACGAATGCCGCCCGGCGGAATGGGTCGTTCTCTTCTCGATCTCCGCCCGATCGCAAACCGCTGCGATGCGCTTGTTCACAGACTTCGGGTCCGTGTAGCTGAAAACGTGCTCCCCCTTCTGGATATCCAGCCCCGCCATCCTCGAAACGAGTTCGGCCGTCAGGTGCCGCACCGACCATTCTTCGGTCTTCGTCTTCGCCAGCACCGCCACCCGTTCCGACAGATCGACGTGTTCGCCCATAAGGTTCACGGCTTCCGACACGCGGGCCGCCGTCTGGTTCATGAACAGCACCAGCGCCGACAGATGCCACAGCTTGTCCTTGTCGGATTGCGCAAGGAAGGCATCCAGCCACTTCCGATCAACCGGCTGATGCTTGTTCGACTTCGGCGTTTCGAACATCTTCACCTTGATAGCGCCGCACCAGCCCAGATCATGGGCATGGTTCATCACGGCGCGCGCGGGAACGATAGCCTGTCTGTTCCGAGTGGCCGGTGCCGCCGTCGGGAAAACCGTCAGCGCCATAGAACGCAGTTCGGCCGGCTTGATGGTGCCGACCGCCCTCCCCTTGAAATATTTGATAATCGGCGGCAGGAACCGGGCCTCCCCGCCCTGCCGCATGTAGCTTGTGGCTGCTTCCTCGAAAAGCCTTACGGCTTCCTCGCCATAGGTATGACGTTTCCAGACCCGCGCTTCGTATTGCGCCCGGAGCTCTTCTGCGACTTTCTTGTCGCGAGTTCCAAGGCTTTCTCGTATGCGCTCGCCGGCGATTGTGCCAGACGCGTACCAGACCCCGTTGCGCTGTTTGAGTTCGAGGTTCGACACGGCGCTTTCTCCTTCAAGCTTTCCCGCAGCAAAACGATATGCTCGGGGTAAAAAACCTTCTTCGCCCCGCGCTTCTCATAGTGCTGATGGGTCTTGACGAGATTGCTAAGGAAGCGGCGGGAGACGCCCAACAATGTTGCGGCGTCATTCATCCCGACTGGAAGCATTGCCTTTGTCCATTCCGGCAAGACGCTCATCCGACGTTCTCCCCGTTATTCGACTTATCCACAGGGGTGAAAACTTCCGGGTAACGGCGCTTGGCGGTCGCCACATAGGCCTCCATGGCGGTTTCCCCGATGTCCTCCCGTATGACATTCAGGATAGCTTCCCGGCTCTGGTTCTTGTGTGCCGGTGCCGGTTTGTGATCCAGCTTTCCCATTTCGCTGATGCGGGTGTTGATCGCCTTGATGGCTCTCTTCTTCCAGCGTTGCGCGTTCTGAGCGCGTGTTCTCCACCCTGGAAGGACCGAAGCCGGGTCTTCCTCCGCCCGTGCGATCTGGGCTGAGATTGAACCGATTTCGTATTCCAGTCGGGCGACGGCCTCCCGGCAAGCATCCACGCATTGCAGATCGCCAATGCGGACGCCTGGCGCGACTTCAATGTCTTCGGTTTTGATGAAGTGCGGTTCGTTGGGGCGCTCGATCATCGGCTTCCCTCCATTTCACCGAAGGCCTTGTAAGCCTCCGTGATTTCGCGAATGGCGGAATCCGCAAGCAGTTGCAGCGCGCAATAATCCTTCGGCTTCTCGTTACCTCCATCGAAAGAGGTATCGATGAGCCTTTTCATGGCGTGGATGAAGCTTTCGGCCGCGCCGGTCGCGTCATCAAATTTGGTGCGGGTATCGCTCATGAGAAGTCCTCCGCGATCATGACGAAACGCGCCTCATGATTGACGGACACGCGCCAATCACCGCCATAAACTCCGCGCATCAGGTCGGCCAGATAATCGGCTACCTGCTGGATTTCGTCGTGTGCGGCAACGCCGTTCCGAACTTGCGAAGAGAGCGAAGCTGGCAGCATCGGTTTGCGCGAAATCTTGCTCATGACGCGCCTCCTTCCAGAAAAGGCGCCATGTCGGCTTTGAGGGCAAGAAAGCAATCCTCGACGCTTTCGAACTCGTCGTGAAACTGCGTTTCATTGTGCATGATCAAGACGGCGCGAATAACCGCCTCTTCCTTTGTCCCGGGCTTTGCGGCCTTCGCAACGCCGTCGACCATGCTGATGATGCTGTTAAAGCCGCTCTGGAGTTCATCAACCTCGTCCATCGCCTTACCGGTGCAACGGGGCTGGTTTTCAATCCCGTTGATAGCGTCACGCGCGGCGGTGACGGCAGCCATGAAGGTGTTCAACTCGTACATCGACATGAGTTCGAGGTTGTGGCGAAGAACGTTGATGGTGACGATTTTAGCGTCTCGCTCGGCTCTCATGCCCGTACTCCTTCAAGGAAAGAGAGAACGGCTCTAGCCATGGACTTCCCGACAACGTCGACAAATACGTCCTGATCCTGCATCAGCTTAATGGCTTCGATCGCGCCTTCCACGGACCCCGCAGGCTCGTCCCAATCGTCAAGCTTAACCAGCCACCGGCCATATGTCGCCTCGACAAGGCCGTCTTCGTTCGCCCCAGTAATTTGGTCGCCCGGGATTGCCGAGAAGGCCGCCAATCCATCCCGAAATCCTTTGATCGTGTCCAGAAGTGGATCTTGGGGCGCGACGGCAAGGCCGGAGACGACGAGACCAGTGTAAATGCCGTCCTTGTCGACGGTTACGTGATCGATCTTCATGTCTGGATTGGTAGCGATCAGCATCGCCGCTTCATTGGTGATTTCGCGCAGCCGCGCTATCGGATCGACAGGCTTGCTGTCTTCGTCTCGTGCGTTGCGGAACCAGTGTCCGCGTGGATCGCCGGCCGGGTGAACTATCGCCATGAACTGGCCGTTTGCCCAGTGCGGCAGGACTTCGGAAAGCTCGACCGCCAGACGCTCGACCCGCTCAACTGGAAGCTCTGTCTCGCGTTCTTCAAGGAAATCGAGCGCGGCGGCCACAGCGGCCACGCTAACATCCGATCCTTGGTAGTTTTCGTTCTCTTTTACCGCGAGACGAAGCGCCTGCATGACGCCGTCGTACGAGACAAGTTTGGCTTGGCTCGCGGCAATCGCGTCCACAGCGGCGTGAAGCTCTACTTCTTCGGGGGTTTCCTCAAGTGGCACCGAGAGACTGTTCGCTACCGTCGTCGCTGTATTGAGGCGGGCAATCAGGCTTTCGAACGAAATATCGTTGCCAGTTGAAACTGCGGGCACAGTTGTGCTATTGGAAGTCTTGTCCATTTATCGATCCTCATCGTTTGGGACATTCGATTTCCGCGCTGCGAACGCGGCAGTCATTTCGAAACCGGCCTTTGGTTGAAGCTGCGAACTTCAGTCTGAGGCCGTTTTCATTTCCCCAGCCAGTCCAGCTTTTATCAACTCCCGTGCTGCCTCAGACTTCGTTGGCAGTCGGTTGTCGTATCTGAACTTCTGAATGGCGTCCTCCTCACTCGGCGTCAGCATGACCACGAACCTGCGAGTTCGGGAGTCATTAACCATCTGTTCACCTTCTTCAGAGTTTGTCATGTTTACCATGTTTGCCATATTGATCTCGCTTTTCGTATGTGTCAACAGTCTTTGTAAAGTTTACCAACTTTGCACAGGGGCATATTGTGGCGGACGAACTTAAAGATCAGCGCGTGGTGACGATGATGTCGCCATCGGAGCTTGAGGCGATAGACGAATGGATGTTCAGAAACCGCCTGAAGTCGCGCGGTGAAGCGATAAGAAGGCTGTGCCATCTTGGAATGCGAAGTGAAGACCAGATGCGCGATCTATTATCCGCCGTCGTCAAGGGCCTTGAAGCTGAAAATGCGATGATCCAACGCATGAAGGAAGGCAAGTACGAAAACCTTAGCCCCATGGACATATTCAGCGTAGGGCAGGAATTCCTCCGCGAGATATATGCGATCATTGGATCAAATATCATGGAGGGAATGGTTCTGCGGACGGCGGCGACCTCGCAGGAAGCGATACAGGAATCCAAAGATATAGCCGACCGTCTCAAAGCTCTCGGGTCGACAAAAAAGCAAGTTGACACGTTCGTGGACTTTGCCAACCGGATGCACCGTTCCAAAAAGGTCGAGGACTGACGCATCACCCGCCCTCCCGCACATTGCGCATGAACGGGCCACCCTGATTGTGGAACGCTTTGCCGAGCAACTCGACCGGCAAGCGGTGGTGCTCGTACATCATTTGCCCAGCGGCCACGCAGTAGGCTGTCTCTGACGGACCGCCGCCCCACTCATCATCCTGCTTGGTATAGCCGTGCATAGCTTGGTCTATCGCTCCAAGCATACCCTGCGCCATTGCATGACACATGATTGTTGCGATCCTGTCGCCGCAGGCGGCGGTCGCCAAAGGGCGGTTGGTGCGGTCAAAGTCGTTGGCGTGCTTCATCATCTTACGGGCTGCTGCGCGAGGGAGAAACGCCTTTGCAAGCTGCTCGACATCAACCCATAGAAAATCCGGCTCGGCATGAGGCGGGGTGAAAAAAGCCACCTCTTTCCCATTGATAATAGCGTTGCCGACGAACTTTGAGAGTTTCGGTTGCCCGGTCATTTATCTTTTCCTGTCGAATTGAGGTTGAGTTTCCCCTGACCCTGACGTTCCGCAACATACTTGCGCGCCGTATTCAGAAGCCCATTTTCCATGCAGTGCTTCGCTCGGTCGGGATCAAAAAGGCGCACGGCCTTTCCGCCAATGTCAGCCCGTTGGCCGAACTCCATTCCTGCGCCCATCTTCATCAGTTTGTTGCCAAGCCAGACGGTGCCGCATTTCAAGGGGGGAAGCCTGTTAGTGTCCCACACGGTCTTTGCTGGAACGCCCTGCCGACGAATTGCATCCGGTCGAACCTTCTCCCGTAGATCGGCAATCTCTTCACGCATGGCATGAAGATCGGCGTGGACTGGTTCAAGCTCCTGGCGCACGACGACGCCAGCGTTACGCTTGATCATTCCGCCGAGTATGTGCCGAGATTCCGGGTCAAGGTTCAGATTTCCCGAGATCTGGCCGCGACGAAAAGCTACGAAGACCTTGATCAGCATGTAACGCACGTCGGCGGCGTTTTCGGTGTCGGATAGAACGGCAATCAGCAAAGACTGTTCTTCGTTGAGCCAATACTCATCGGTCGGCCGTCCGCGACCCCCTTTGTGATTTTGCTTCGCTGTGAAGCAAATTCCAAATCGCTCCAATTCGACCAGATTACGCTTGATGAGATTGCGAATGTTGGTCGGCTTCGAAAATCCGAGACGCTTGGCGATATCAAGATCACGTGCCCGTGGCTCATTCTTGATCACAGACAGTTCGATGTCAGCAATTGCGTTGGAGGAGTGAGTGTTCATGACTTCGCTCCCATAGCCCTGAGCGCGTCTATGACGTTGTCAGCGATCGACTTTGCATTGAGTGCGACCGCTGAAACCGCAAAACCGTCAGCGCCACCGATACCGTCACCGATCTTGTCCAGCGCGTGCAGGAGGTCGCGTATTTCTTCGACGTACTCCATGATCTCAGCAAAATCACGATTTTGGGGTATTTCACCGCATCCAAAAACGAGAGCAGAAGGACTGATGCGAAATGCCTCGGCATACCTGATTGCCGAAGGGATGTCGAAATCACGGGTTCCGTTCTCGTGAGCCGCATAGGTCGGATAGCGAATTCCCAAAGCTTTTGCGGCGTCGGTCGCGAAATCAAAGCCAGCGGCTTCGCGTGCCTCTAAAAGCCTAGCCGCTTTGGCCGCGACCGCGGGATCAATGATCGTTTTCATGAGCGATCCGGTCCTTCATCCTGTCGTTGAGATTAAATAGGCCGATAACGTTCGGCCCCGACGGATTACTTCGAGAACCTGCCCGCCAAGAAGCCGACGACGATCAGCAGAAAGCTGGTTGCGAAGTCCAACGCGGCGGAGAGGATTGTGAATTGCAGCAGGATAATCACTCCTGCTGCCGTAGCCAGGGCAACGCCCTTAAACGACCTGATCAAATCAGACATCGTAGTTTGCGAGGTTCAGGCCGAGCGTCGAAGCAATCTTCGCCAGCACCTCGCGTTCCTTGGCGTCAATGCCGCCGTGGTCGGCCACGTCCAGCGCCGACAGCAAGACCGTTTCGCCCATGTCATGGTCGGCCTTGATATCCTCGATTTCCTTGTAGAGGCCGGCGCGACCGACGCGGCCACCCTGCGCCCGCTTCAGCATGGCGTCGGCGGTGCGTTCGATTTCGGCGGTCTTGAAGGCTGCGGAAAGCTGGGCGTTGGAAGTGATGGCGTTGATCGTCTGACCGACTTCGGCGTCGGAGATATCGCCATCAGCGGCGGCAACAAGGGCGCTTGCGGCGCATACGGCCTCAAGGAAGTCCTTGCGACCGCTGTACTTGTTGACCGAGCCGGAAAGCTTCTCTTTCAATTTTGCGAACATGTGGTGTCCTCGTTCGGGTTAAACGCACGGCGATTTGCCGTTGCGAACGAGGTTGATTATTGGGCTATATCCACTTTTGTCAATGGGCTATAAACCAGAAACATTTTTTGAGGCGAGCTATTTCCTCGAAAGGTTTGGAAGTGCAGCGAAAATTTCTCCAATCCAGCTAAGCGAGACATCCTCAATCGGGGCCGCGTTCCATGATAGGAGGTTCACCATGCCGGGTTTTCCCCGCATGATGGTTTTCAGGAAGCGCCGTCCGTCTGTGGTTTGTACCGCAGCGTCTTGACCATAAAACGCCTCTATGGGCCTTTTCTGATCCTTAAAAACAATGATGGCTGTCCCGTCTCGGTATGCTGGGAGCATGCTTTGGCCGCGAACGACCAGCGCAATCATCTCTTGGGGCAAAGGGAAAGGTACCTCGATCTGGTCGAGACCTTCAGGTGGTGTTTGTTCGAATTCGGGTAACACTTCTGCGCCCGCGCCGATGTAACCCATTACAGGTACAGTGGTTTTTAAAGGCGCTTCTTCCCCAATAAGATAAGAAACCGGTTTCCCGACCACTTTCGCAAGGTTTATAAAATTCTCGATCGTTGGCTCCTTGTCCCTCTTGAGCAAATCCCGGACATAGGTGTCGCTCTTCCCGGCCAACCGGGAGGCTGTCAGCATATTCAGGCCGCTTTCTTGAAGCGCCTCTGCCAGTCGTGTTTTCCAAATAGGTTCCATGGAATGGCTATAGCCCAAATTCTGGCTTGTAGTCATCTGGTTTATAGCCTAATGGTAAATGGGCTATAAACCAGATTGGAGAGCGTTTCATGGGACGCGAAGAACTTCTTCGAGTGATTGCTGACTATCAGCGCCGATTGAATATTCCTGATGCAATGCTGGGCCAGAGAGCCCTGAATGATGCGAGCTTTGTCCGCCGCCTTCGTGACGGCCGCCGTGTGTGGCCTGATACCGCAAAGAAGGTCGTGGATTTTCTCGAAGCGCTTGAGGAAGAGCAGAACAAGCTCTCCACTATTTGCACTGAAGACGGCACGTGGATCGCGCTGGATAAGCGGACTGGCCTCGCGCATAGCGGACGCACCGAAAAAGCAGCTACTGCTAACCTTCGTAAGAAGCTTGAACAGCAGGTGGCGCAATGACCGGCGCCGAAATCAAAACCGCCCGCGAGGCCGGCGACGACGATGTGGTCATCTTCGACCAGCCGGAAACGTCCGTTTACCGGAACGAGAACAACGGCGTCGTTATCATCCAGAAGGAAACCAGCCCTGTCGACCCGAACGAAGACCAGTTCGTTTACTTCTCTACCGACGACGCCGTCCGGCGGCTCATTCAAGCGCTGAAGCGCGAGATTGGAGATGCTTGATGGCTCGTATCCGTAGCATCCACCCCCCTATATTTTCAGATGAAGCTTTTGTGTCGTGTTCGGTTACGGCTCGCTTGCTTGTCATCGGGTTGTGGACTGAAGCTGACGACAAAGGCGTTTTCGAGTGGAAGCCCCTGTCGCTGAAAATGCGCATCTTTCCGGCTGATGCTTTCGACATCGGTATGATGTCTGGCTGGCTGGCTGAACTAAGCGCTGCGAACATCGTCTGCAGTTTCGAGGCTGATGGAAAGACCTATGGCGCGATCAGGAACTTCCGAAAATATCAACGACCGCAAAAGCCAAACGATATTCATCCTCTCCCTGAAAACCTCCGCTCTTACGTCGCACTTTCTTATACCGTTCCTGTACCGGTAGCGGAGCGGTCGCGTACCAGTAAGAGAAAACCAAAACAGATGGAGGATGAAGGAGGGAAGAGGAAGGATGTAAACACAACAGGACATATCCACGAACTGGAAGCTCAAGAGGATACGTATCCGAGAGAGAGCTTCTCTACTGGATATGATGTTGAGACGGGTGAATTCTATCCCGACTGGCCCGTCGAAGATGAGTCCGCACGATGAGCCGCGACCTGATCGAACAGACGAAAGGAAAGTGGCGGGGCATTCTCGTTTACGCTGGCATTTCCGAAAGCTATCTGACCGGGAAAAAAGGACCATGCCCGATCTGCAAAGACGGCGTGGACCGATTCCGCTTCGATGATAAAGGCGGCTCCGGTTCTTACATTTGCAACCAGTGCGGCGCGGGTTACGGAATCCATCTTCTGCAAAAGACCACGGGCCTCGATTACGCTCATGCCTGTATGCTGATCGAGAACGCCGCTCCATCGGTGCAACGGTCACAGCCAGCCTCCCGGCCTCCTTCGGAAAGCGCTCTGGTCAAGGCGAAGGTTCTTTGGAACGAGGGTGTAGGAATTTCCGAACAGACGGCGACCGCCTTGCATCTTCGTAATCGCGGTCTTTCCCTCGATATCCTGCCCCGGTCTATTCGTCACCATGACCGCGTCATGTATCTGGAAGACGGTGAGTTTCATGGCCGCCTGCCGGCGATGCTGTCGCTTATCCAAGCCCCAGACGGTCGGCCCTGCGGTGTGCATCGAACATACCTGACCGCTGAAGGCCGGAAAGCTCCGGTGCCGTCTCCCCGCAAGATCATGGGAACGCTGCCCGACGGTTCCGCCGTTCGGCTGGCGCCATCGTCGGAAGCGATCGGGATTGCCGAAGGCATAGAGACCGCCATGGCAGCGCGCCAGAAATTCGGCGTTCCGGTCTGGGCGGCGCTGACTGCCAACAATCTTGAAAAGTGGGTGCCGCCGGAAGGCACGAACCGCGTGTTCGTGTTTGGCGACAACGACAGGAGCTTCACCGGCCAGGCTGCGGCCTTCGTGCTGGCAAAACGCCTCAAGCAGCAAGGTTTCACAATCGAAGTTCATATCCCTCCGAGCCTCGGCACGGATTGGAATGACGAACCTATGGGTGCCAGATGACCAAGCTTGTGCATATCGAACCGGGCCAGTGGGTTCTGTCGTTCCACCAGCCCTACGGCCTATACGACGGCAAGACGATGGAAAGCCGCCTCGAGGAAATGGCGTTCCGGCATTGGATGGATGGCACCAGCGCCGACGAGATGTTTTTCGTCATGCAGGTGCAGAAGGTAATGCCGAACACCTTCACCGTATCAGGAAGCGGCCGATACATCAGCGAAGGCGAACGCCTCTATCGCTTCAACGTCATCGCCTCGCTGAAAACCAAAGAGGCAGCCATTGCCATGCGCGATAAGCTCTTCGGAATTGGTGAGGATGTTGGCGACCGCATCGAAAAGGAAATGTATCGCCGCATCAGGAAGTTTGAAGAAAAGGAGAGGTCAAAGGGCCTCAAGCGCGTCCATCGCTGCCTTCCTCAGTTTTTCGGGGGTGGCGAATGACCGACTTCAACACCATTGCGGACCGCGTGGTCGAGGAACTGCAGAAGCGCGGACTGCCTGAGACCGACGACGCGACCGCAGAGCGGGTGGCGCAGATCATCGCTGCCGAGTTCCCTACCGCCCAAGAAGCGCATGTGAAGCTGGCGATCAGCGCAGTCAACACCCGGATTATATCAGGCGAGTTGCGAGCGGTGGAAACGCTGCGCGCCATAAAACCTGTCGGGATAACCGGCCTCGATATCGGCAGCCCCGAGAACATCGAGCCAATCTGCATGAGCATCGATCCTGCATCATTGTTTGTCGATCCCATGTATCAGCGCTCCATAGGCGAACGGGGCCTGAAGCAAATCCGCCGGATCATTGAAAGCTGGGACTGGAACAAGTTCAAGCCGCCCGCATGCGCCTATGCCATCCATTGCGGCCAGACGGTTCTCAAGGTCTTCGACGGCCAGCACACGGCCATCGCCGCCGCCAGCCACCCCGGCATTACCGAGATCCCCGTAATGATCCACGAGGCGAAGGAAACAGCCGCGCAAGCCGCCGCCTTCGTCGGGCAGAACACGAACCGGTTAACTGTAACGCCTTTGCAGCTTCATCACTCCGCGCTTGTTGCGGGTGACATGGATGCCCAGACCGTCGCTCAGGTTTGCGAGCGCGCGGGTGTCCGTATTTTGCGGTTCTCTACCAAAACATTCGAGCCGGGCGACACGGTGGCAATCAACGCAATCACGCAGCTCGTCAGCAATCGCGGCGCGATGAAGGCCCGGATGATCCTTGAGGTTCTGACAAAGGCCGAGATGGCGCCGATCGTCACGCCGCAAATCAAGGCCGTCGAACTGCTGCTTACCGATGCAGAGTATTGCCATGACATCAACGCCGAAAACCTGACTGCCGCAATCGCCGCGGACTGGTTCGCTGATCACGACGCCGCCAAGCAACTGGCGCTGACCCACAAATGGCCCTTCTGGAAGGCGCTGGCGATCACATGGTTCCGGAAAACAAAAAAGACAAGGAAGGTGGCATGATGGCCTATACATTCCCGCCCTCGCTGCACCCGCTGCGCGACTATCTCAAAGGCCAAGGCGCAGACACCCGCGCATTCGTCTCTGCCCGGCAGGCGGCGTTCATGGCGCAGCAGCTGCTCGGCACCCGCGTCAAGTTCCCCGACAAGGGCGCCGATATGACGCCGGCTCTTCTGCTGATCCAGAAGGCTGTCACTGAAAAGGGTATGGTCATGACGACCATACCTCCAAGGGATTCGCGTGACACGAATACCTCTGTGAGAACAGGCAAGAAACGGAAGGATAAGTCGCCCTACGCCAACATGAAAAAGGCGAACCCAGACTTCAGCCCGGAAGTCTTTGCTGAAGGCGTGCATATATTCTGCGACGGCGCCTCCATTCCTAATCCGGGCGTCGGGGGCTGGGGCGTCGTTGTTTATGAGGATGGCCAAGAACTCTGGACTGCTTATGGAGGCGATCCAGAGACGACAAACAACCAGATGGAGCTAACCGGCCTCCTGAACGCCATCAACGAAGCCTGGAAGCTTCTTGCTGAATATGGCGAGATCACCATCTGGTGCGACAGTCAGTATTGCGTTGAAGGCGTCAACGTCTGGATGAAGACGTGGAAGTCCCGCGGATGGAGCAAGCGCAAATTGAACAGCCCGAAACGGGAAGATGGGGGAATCGCTAACCTCGACCTGTGGAAGGCAATAGACGAAGCACTGAAGGATGTCCCGAGTTACGGCTGCGATCTGCATATCAAATGGGTCAAGGGCCACGACGGCATAGCCGGGAATGAACGCGCCGACGAGTTGGCGGAGCAAGGCAGGCAGCAAATTCTGGAACGGCAATCGGTCGAGCTTGGATTGCTTGATGACGTGAACGAGCTCGATGCGAGGTTTCGTCAGATCATGGGGGCGGTGTGAGGCATACCGTCAACATCTTCAAGGTGGCCCGGGAATGCGGCGTCATCCTGCGCGACTGGCGGCACCACAGTCCGACCAGTCGCAAGGGGCGTGAATGCTTCTGTAAGCCGACGGTGCGCGATATCGGCCATCTCCATGGCGAGGATCATCTGCGCCTTGTCCTGATGCTGATCACCGGCAACCCGCGGAACTCTGGCGAGCTCTATGCCGATGTCATCAAAGCGGTGTCCCGGCTGCTGGCCGCAAATCCAGACCTGATGCGCCGGCCGTCGCTGGTGCCAGACTTCAATCAAATAGACTTGAGCGCCGTTCGGCGTGGCGCTCGATCGACGGCGAGGAAATATGGAGTGGCTGCAAGCGATGAGATCCTTGGAGCACTGAGAATGCATTTCGGCCTGTGGCCATATCGAGGAGCGGCAGCATGACGGTATTCGTGGAATGGACATATGAGCAGGTGCGGGCGCAGATCATTGAGGCGGCCCACACGTTGCGCGCCTCTCCTGCCGACGCTGGGCCGGGGCTGAAGACCGGCGCTATGGCATCGGTATTGCACGAGATGGTTGGTGCGTTCGGGGAGAGCGAACACAATGTGCGCCGTGCGCCACCGTCGGCCGGTGCGATAAGCCGGATGCATCAGGTTTGGGACTGGATAAATGCCTATCTCGATGAGGAAGGGCGGAAGATGATTTACTCTTATTCGTTCATCAAAATCCGCAAAGGCATGTACCTTGAGGCCTACCTGCGGAAAATCGACATGTCGAGACGAACTTTCGACCGTCGAATTCAATCGCATTGTCAACAGATTGCAGACAATCTGAACCAAAAGCACCAAATCCGGTTGACGACATCGCTGGACGGTGTGACGCAAATCGACATAGAACACGCATCAACAACGGTAGCTTCAAAGAAATGCGCCACGGACTGGCGAGATGAAGAAGTCACCGGCCAGAAGGAAAAAGTGAGGGCCGATAACCTCGCTTATGCCCAATGGCGCAACGAACGCCGCCGGCAGCTCATAGAGCGCGCCGAACGGTAGGCCGCAATCGACCCTTCTCTAATCGGAGAATTCGAACACCGGGACACCGGGCGCGGCGTATTTAAGTCTTGGAGGTCAGGCGGTTTATTACCGTTTCGATTTCCAAGGGAAGAAAGCCCATCTTCAGAGGATCATCGGCGGCGAGCTTGACCAATGCCCAGCATGCGGCTGCTTCATGAACTGGACGAATTGTTGCCTTCCCGGCTTCAAGGTCCTCATAGGTCCGCAGCGGCACGCCCATGGCCAAGGCAAATTGCGATTGCGTCAGGTTCGCGCCCGTTCGCCAGTACCGAAGCAAGTTTTCGCCCGTTACGGTGGTTGTCATTGAAGGTTCCTTTCTGGTTTGCTATCTTGGGAACCGGAAGGAAGTGCAAGTTCCTCCCGGCCCCCAGTTAGCGGCTAATGGTGATTGTCAGTCGCCATTTTCCGAACCGGACTTGGAAGGTGAGCTTGACGCTCATGGTGTCCTCCTAGTCCCCGAAGCTTGATTGCTCCGGTAAGATTGTTATGCCACGGAAACCGTGGTGCCGCAATAGAAAAACCACGGAAACCGTGGAATATTTTAAAGCCGTCCGGTTATGCTGGGCGGCTTTTCTCGTTTTCGCCCCCGTCAGCAATGGCGGGGTTTTTCTTTAGGCCAATCAACCCAAGGAGAGTGCTGATGCGCACGATCAACGACCACAAGGTCAATCCAGCCAACGACAAGATTGAAATTCGTGTCACTGACGAACCTGGTGCCGGCGGTGCCAATCACGTCTATGAGGTATGGCTGCCTGATATGGTCGTTGACGGACCCGGTGAAGGGCATACTCACGGCCCCACTGCGACTATCCGCTTCCAGAATGGCCCGATCAACGAAAACGGCGTCAACGGCCTCACGCAGGAAGTGCTCCTTGCAATCGTTGCCGATCGGCTTCGCGCTTTCCAGTCCGGGCCTTACGCCTGCCGGGAGAATGCGCTGGCGCTGACGAAGATCGAGGAAGCGCAGCACTGGCTCCACAGTCGCACGCTGGCGCGGATGTCGCGCGGCGTCGAAGGCACCCACAAGTTTTAAGGAGAGCTGAACCATGGCAATGACCCGAGAAACATCCGCGCTTCAGGCTGGCTACGGCGCTGTGGATTACAGTGATCGTCTGGCTGCGCAACGCGAAGTCTACGCCACTGCCGTCCCGCCGAAGACGATGACGCCGATCGACCGAATTCGTCAGGTACTCAACGAGGCCCGCGAAGTTTCCACCCGCGCCGGCTCTATGGTTGACAGCCTCATTGGTGTTCGCCCCGAAGGTGACCCAAAAGGTGAAGGCAGGATTACGGGCGGTGGCATTCTGACCTCTCTGGCTGACAACGCCGAGGACGCCCTCACCGAACTGCGCCGCGCCAACGATGAGCTTTCGCGTCTGTCGAAGGTTCTCGGGCTAGGGCTTTAACCTCTTCATGGGCGAGCGGACGATCCTGACCTCGTCAACCGGTACGAGGAACAAGGTTTTGCTCACGGCTTGGAACCATGCGCTGTCCGCTCGACGGGTGTTTCACCCGGCATATGGGGGCGCAAAGCAAAGCAAACCGGGCTTCACTTACTAGGAGAACATCATGCCAGCACAAGATTTGGCGAACGGCGGTAACAACATCACGTCACCAGCTGGCCGTTATGCCGTCGCCACCCCGAGCGACAGCGCCGATTTGGGTTTCGTCTCCCGCGCCATCTATGTGGGCGGCGACGGCAATATCGCGGCGGTCTCTCCTGAAGGACAGGTCGTCACCTTTGTGGGCGTGCCTGCTGGGACCATCCTTCCCATTCGGTGCAACCGGATCAATCTGACCGGTACGACGGCAACGAACCTTGTCGCACTGTGGTGACAGCCATGTCGGCAACAATCCGGGTTCTCGATACAAGGGCAGCAGCAAAGGCTGAAGTCGTAGAGGAAGCAAAGCGCGTCCTCGCAATGGCCGAACGGGGCGAGATTGTTGATCTCTCATGGTCAGCTGCAAAGGTGGACGGTTCTGTCCTCTCATCCTTCACGGCAACAGAGGACGCACACAGGCGCATTGCTTCGGTGTCCCGCCTTCTGCATCGCCTGCATCTGATGTCAGACGAACAGGAAGAGTAAGGCATGGGCAGGCCAACGAAATTCAATCAGGCCACTGCCGACGCGATATGTGATCGACTTGCAAGTGGCCTCAGTCTGCGCCGGATTTGCCGCAATAGCGCCATGCCGAACAAGGCGACGGTGTTCAGATGGCTGGCAGCAAACAGCGAGTTTAGCGACCAGTACGCGCGCGCACGCGAATCTCAAGCCGATCTGTTGGTTGATGAGATGATCGACATTGCCGACCAACCCAAGATTGGCAAGAAAACGAAGCGGACTTCGGACGGAAAGCTGGAAGAAACCACCTTCGACATGACCGAGCATCGCCGGTTGCAGATCGAGACGCGCAAATGGGTTGCGGCCCGGATGCGACCGAAGAAATACGGCGACAAGATCGATGTCGAACAGAAGACGACGCTTGAGGCTGGCGACAGCGTAATGGCGCTGATGAAGGCGATCGATGGGCGAACCCGCACTAAGTGAGGACATTGTTGCGCAGTGGTCTGACCGACGCTGGCGGCTGAATAACCTCTATTACATCAAGGACAGGCACGGCAACGTCGTGCTGTTCAAGATGAACCCGTCGCAGGAAAAGCTGCTGGATGATCTGCATTTTCTGAACATCATCCTCAAGGCGCGGCAGATGGGGTTTTCGACCTTCATTCTGCTGCTGGCGCTGGACTGCTGCATATTCAATTCGAACTTCGCGGCCGGCCTGATCGCTGACACGAAGAAGAACGCGCAAAACCTGCTCGAGCGCATCAAATACGCTTACGATAAGCTGCCGCTGCCGATCCAGCGCACAGTTCAAATCGTATCCGACAATTCGACGGAGATAGAGTTCAGTAATGGCTCGGGTGTCGAGGTCGGCGTTTCGCTGCGATCCGGCACGAAGAACTTCCTGCATATCTCCGAATACGGGAAGATTTGCGCAAAGACGCCTGACAAAGCCAAGGAAGTGAAGTCCGGTTCGCTCAACACTCTGGCGTCTGGTCAGCTTGGCTTCATCGAAAGCACGGCTGAAGGGCGCGGTGGCGACTTCTACGACAAGGTGCAGATTGCCCGGAAGATTCTGGATGCCGGCCGCGAACCCGGCGAGATGGATTACCGGTTTCATTTCTTCGCGTGGTGGGAAGATGCCTCATACCAACTGAACGCGCCCACGCTGATCACCGAAGAGGATGCCGTCTATTTCGCAGGGCTTGAGGAGGAGCACGGCATAACGCTCACGATGCCCCAGAAATGGTGGTACGTGGCCAAGAAGGCGGAACAGGGCGAGGATATGTGGAAAGAGTTTCCATCCACTCCTGACGAAGCTTTCCGGGCAGCGAAGGAAGGCGCGTATTTCGGCAAGGAGATGCGCACGCTGCGCCAGCTTGGCCGGATCGGTTCCTACCCATTCGTGCCAAACATCGCCGTCAATACGTTCTGGGATTTCGGTCTGGGCGACAATCAGACGATATGGCTGCATCAGGAAGTCGCTGGCGAACATCGGTTCCCCGGCTATTTCGAAGACAGCGGAATGGGCCTCGGCCACTATTTCAATCTGCTCGACAAATGGGCGGCACAGCGCGGCGCACGGTGGGGAAAGCACTACGGGCCGCATGACGTTGATCATCGACGCCAGACGACGACAGCGGGGCAGGCAGAGACCATCAAGACGATGTCGGCCAAACAGGGCTTCATATTCGAGACGGTCGAGCGCAACCCAGACAAGATTAATTCCATCATGGGCGTTCGCGCAAAGCTGCCCAGCTGCTGCTTCGATGAAGTGGGGGCCGCGCAGGGCATCATCCATCTGGAAAACTACAGCCGCGATTGGGATGAAAAGCTGGGCGTTTGGCGCAGTTACCCAAGGCATGACGCGCACAGCCATGGCGCTGACGGGTTCATGACATTCACAGACGGCTACAAGACGCCGCCCAAGCCGAATGGCGAGTGGGACAAGTTCAAGCAACAGAAGGTGGCCTAATGCCCGAAGCACAAGACGACAAGCGGAATGGCGCGCTGACCGCTGCTGTCTCGCACCTTGTGAAAGAGTGCGAAAGCTATCGCGAAGAACTGTCGATCGACCGCGACAAGGCGATGGAATACTTCGACGGCAAGATGGATGACGTTCCGGTTGTCGATGGCCGGTCGAAAGTCGTTTCCCGTGACGTTCGCGCTCATATCAAGAAGGTGCTGCCATCGCTCATTCGCACGATCCTCGGCAATGACCAGGTGGCCGAATTCCAGCCGATGGGTGAAGGCGATGAGGAATACGCGGAACAGGCTTCCGACTACATCAGCAATGTGGTCTTTCCGGAGAGCGATGGATACGAAGCTGTCGAGGATGCGATCCATGATGCTCTCAAACTCCGCAACGGCATTATTCGCTGGTGGCGCGAGAAGAAGGACAGCGTTCAGGTAACGAAGCATACCGGCCTTGACGAGATGGCGCTGGTTCAGCTGATCAGCGACGACGATGTTACCGTGCTCGAGCAGGATCGGCGCATTGAGATTGTTGACGTTGAAGGACAGGGTCCGACGCCTTCGACGGTCTACGATATCAAGATCAGGAAGCGCTTCACGAATGGCCGCAACCGTCTCGGTGCCGTGCCTCCGGAACAGCTTCTGATCCATCCTGACGCAATGTGCATCGAAGAAAGCCCGCTTACCGGCATCAACATGCGTCAGCGCCGCTCTGACCTCGTGGCGATGGGTTATGACCGGGATCTGGTCGACAGCCTGCCGATCGCCGGCACAACGAGCGATCAGGACGATGAAGAGAGCACCCGTCGCCGGGATATGATCAACGACGATAACGCAACGGCTGCAAAGGCCATGCAGGAAGTCGAGTATTACGAGCTCTACGTTCGGTACGACGCCGACGACGACGGTATCGCAGAGCTTCGCAGGCTGATCTATGCCGGTGCGATCAAGGAAGAATATCTGCTCGAAAACGAGGAATGGGACGATGTCCCGTTTGCTGACATCATTTCGGAACGCCGGCCGCATCAGCGCGAAGGTTCGTCCATCGCTGACGACACCATGGAAGGCCAGAAGGTCAAGACAGTTCTTCTCCGGGAGACGCTGGATAACATCTACTGGCAGAACAAGCCGCAGCCGATCGTTGACGAGCAGGCCGTGGTCAACCCCGATGCAGTGCTCAACCCGGCCTTCGGCAAGCCGATCCGCGTCAGCGCCGGAACAGATGTCCGCGCGGCTCTTGGCTTTACGCAGGTGCCGTTCGTCGGTGCGCAGTCGTTCCAGATGCTGGATTACTTCGACCGCGAAATGTCGGATGTCACCGGCATATCGGATGCTTCGGGCGGTCTCGCACCTGATGCACTGCAGAATGTTACGGCCAAGGCCTCATCCATGGTCGAGCAGGCTGGCATTGCCCAGACCGAACTCATGGCTCGCACCATTGCCCGTGGTCTTATCCCGGTCTTCAAGGGCCTTCTGAAGCTGACGATCAAGCATCAGGACAAGCCCCGCACGGTTCGCCTGCGCAAGAAGTGGGTGACGTTCGATCCGAAGCCCTGGAACTCGGGCATGGATGTCATCGTGAATACCGGCCTTGGCGCAGGCACGCGTGAGCGCGACATGATGATGATGCAGATGATCGTCGGCCTTCAGGAAAAGCTGCTGGCGCAGCTGGGCGCGGTCAATAACCCGTTCGTGTCACCGAAGAACGTGTTCAACGCGCTGACGAAGCTTGTGCAGGCGTCGGGCATGCGATCGACCGACCAGTTCTTCACGGAACCGAGTGAAGACCAGATTAACAAGCTCATCGCCCAGCAAGGCAACCAGCCGAATCCAGAAATGGAAAAGCTGAAGCAGCAGCAGCAGCAGGCCGAAATGGACGCGAACATCGAGCGGGAGAAAATCCAGAGTAACGAGCGGATCGAGATGGCGAAGATGCAGCAGGAATATGACCTGAAGCGTTACCAGATCGATCAGGAAATTCAGTTGAAGCAGCGCCAGAACGTGGCGCAGGCATTGACCGGGCAAAACGTTACGTCTGTCCAGTTTGGAGGTATGGCAGGATGAGGGACGAAGAGAAAACGGCAGCTGCACGCGCGCTGCTCGACAATCCCCTGTTTCATCTCCTTCTGGACGATATCGAGGCAGCAGCCATCAATAGCTGCATCAACGCCAAGGTGACAGATCACGAGACGCGGGCCGGCTATGCCGCAGAAGCCCGCGCTATCAGAAATTTGCGCAGCAAGCTCAACCACCTTTCGGCGGAAGCAAAGGCAGGCGCGAACCAGGCACCCGCATAACGCCGGTGCGACCAACCCTATAAGGGAAAGACCATGACAATTAACGATAGTGCCAACCTGCCGGCTGACGGCGGGAGCAAAACCGTTGAACCCTCGGATATCGACAACCCCTCCGCGCTGAACTTCTGGGAGCCTGAAGAAGAACAGGCCAACCCGGAACAAAGTGGCGATGGGATCGCAGACGAGACCGGTGCGGCTGAATACGAGATCGACAGCCAAGAGACCGATGCGACCGCAGGTGACGAAAACGAGGAAGACGACGATATCGGCAATGAAAATGCCGGTGCCGACGCCGAACTTGATGAGACACTGGTAACGCTCAAGGGCGGAGAGCAGGTTCCTGTCAAGGAACTGAAGCTCGGTTACATGCGGGAGCGCGATTACCGCCTCAAAACTCAGGAAACGGCCAATCGCGGCCGGGAACTGGAATCTCTATCCACCCGCGTGGTCAACACGGCCAATGCGTTCGCGCAATTCCTTGCCAGCCAGCTGCCGCCAGAGCCGTCACACGATCTGGCGATACAGAACCCGAATGAATACACCCGCCAGAAGGCAATCTTTGATAACGCGATGGGTCGCGTGAACCAGATTTTGCAGATGGGGGCTGAACCTCAGGCGGTTGTTCAGCGGCTGACCGGCGAACAGCGGAATGAGATGCTGAAACAAGAGAGTGAAAATCTTGTCGAAGCGTTCCCTCAGACCGCCAAACCGGAAGAGCGCGAAAAGTTCTTCGAGGAAGCATTCGATACGGCACGGCAGCTAGGTTTCTCTGACGAGGAAATGGCTGAAGTCACCGATCACCGGTATTTCAAACTTGCCCACTACGCCCGCCTAGGCATGCAAGCCGAAGCGGCGAAGAAAAAGGCGTTTGCCAAGGTGAACAATGCTCCTCCTGCTGCCCCGGCGCGCAAGGCTCAAGGCCAGAACGCCCAGCAGAGCCGGAAGAACAAGGATGCGATGGAGAAGCTGACCCGAACGGGCTCGCTCAAAGACGCGATGAATATCGACTTCTGATCGGACATCGCAGCGGGCCTTTTGACCCCACTACTCCGAGGTAACTGTTATGGCAGTCATTACGAACACTGTCCGCACTACGAATGCGGTCGGCAATCGCGAAGAGCTTTCCGACGTTGTGTCGCGCATCACGCCGGAAGACACCCCGATCTATTCCATGATCGAAAAGGGCAAAACCAAGTCCGTCCATCCCGAATGGGAAACGGATGATCTGGCTGCGCCCGGCGAAAACGCCCGCGAAGAAGGCGAAGAATACGACTTCGACAAGGTCGATCCCCCGGCCCGTGTCGGCAACTACACGCAGATTCTGCGCAAGAGCTGGATCATCTCCGGCACGCAGGAAGAAGTGGACGAAGCCGGCAAGATCCAGAAGCGCAAGTATCAGAAGGCGAAGAAGGGCGTCGAGATCCGAAAGGATACCGAATACGCCATCGTTTCGAACCAAGGCTCTGTCGGCGGTGCTGTCCGTCGCTTGGGTGGCCTGCCCAGCTGGATCGTCAGCAACGTTTCCCGTGGTGCTGGTGGTGCAAACGGCGGCTTTGTCGGCGGCTTCACCGTCCCGGCAACGAACGGCACGCAGCGCGTCTTCACGAAGGACATCCTTGACGGCGTCATGCAGCAGGGTTTCAACAACGGCGCCAAGTTCAAGCACGTTGTCGGCTCGGCTTTCGTGAAGTCCACGTTCGTCAAGTTCATGTCCGACGCCAACGTGGCATCGTTCCGATACTCGGTCGAATCCAAAGGCCAGCGGAACACCATCGTTGCAACGGCTGACTTCTACGAAGGCCCGTTCGGCAAGGTTCTGGTTCACCCCAGCACCGTCCAGTCGACGCCGGCACTCGCCCGCAACGCCTTCTTCCTCGATACCGACTTCCTTGAATTCCTCTGGCTCCGCAAGATCCAGGAAGACACGAAGGTCGCGAAAACCGGTGACGCCGACAAGGGCGTGATCATCGGTGAAGGCACTCTGAAGGTTGCCAATGAAAAGGGCCTCGGCGTAGCCGCTGACCTCTTCGGCATCTCGGCTTCGCAGTAAGGAGAAACGAACATGCCGACATATCTTCCTTTTGTCGTGACGGCGGCAACGCTCGCCCTCAACGCCTCCACCCACGGCACCCCGGCAGCAGTCGTTGTCAATCGTGCCGCAGGCTCGACACTCGTTCTGCCGGCCGCCTATGGCTCCGGTACCGAGTTCGATATCATGGTGGGCGCAACTATCACGTCCAATAACCTGATCGTTCAGGTGGCCAACTCGTCCGACGTGATGACCGGTCAGGCCGTGATGCTTCAGGACGCTGGCGATACCGTCGCCGGCTTCGAAACTGCCGCCGATACCGACACGATCACCATGAACGGCTCTACCAAGGGCGGCATTCGTGGCGACCGCATCCGCCTCAAGGATATCGCGAACAACGTCTGGCAAGTCCAGATCATCGCAGCCGGTACCGGAACCGAAGTCACACCGTTCTCCGCAGCGGTTTGATCCTGAAACGAGGGGTGGCGAAAGCTGCCCCTTTCCTTTTCGAGGAGACGATAACATGTCGAAGAACGAAAGCCCGCTCGATCCGGGCGTTGCATCCACCACCGAGCAGGCGCCGATTGTTCCCGAAGGCGCAGCGCCGCCCAAGGTCGAAGGCGTCACCCCCGGTGACACCCCGAGCCCGGTGCTCAAGACGGAAGATCCGAAGTCGAAGGAGAAGACCCGCAAGGTTCGTCTCAAGTTCGATTACTGGCCTGAAGAAGGCGTTCGCAAGGCTGCCGGCGAGGTGATCCCGCTGCCGCTGTCCAAGGCGAAGGAACTCATCAGCCAGGGCAAGGCGGAAATCCCGCTTGAGGAAGAAGACTGATCATGAAGATTACGGACGGCCAGTGGGAACTCCACGATTACGACTTTGCCACTGGCCGCTCGGTCTGGCGCTTTTTTGATGGGCAGGAGATGCATTTCCGCATCGACACGCCCGTCGACAACATCGTCAGGGAGAACGAATTCACCCGCAACGCCACTTCGGGCAACGCCTTCGGTGATTGGGTGAAGGTCGCATCGATCCCTCTCAATCATGCGCACGAACAGAACCTCGTCAGGGCGCACAGTGAAGGCGACGACGCCTATGTGAGCCGGTGGCTCAATAACGGCGACAATCGCGCGTGGCGGTCGTTTGAGGGGCGTGTGTGATGACAGAGCGGACCATATCCGACGAGATCAAGGCACTTGAGGCGCGCTGCCCGGACAAAGACGCTGACCCGGAAGAATTTCGGCGCAACGTCGAGAGGCGCGCGGCGCTGTCCGACAAGCGGCGCATGTATCAGACATCAGGATGGAAGGTGGCATAATGAGCTCGATCAGCGATTACTCGTCCCTTCTCATCGACGCCAGCGATTACGCCAAGCGCGACGATGTCTCCCATCTCTTTCAGCGATTTGTCGGCCTAGCCGAAGGCAAGATGAACCGCGTTCTGCGCACGGCAGACATGGAGACGGCCGGAACGGTGGTTCTGACCAATGGCGACGGCGATCTGCCGACCGATTTCCTTGAGGCCAGAGAGGTTTTGACGCCGGATGGCAGAAACATCGGCGCATGGTCTTTGCAAGCGCTGACGGCCCGCTATCGCAATAATGGGGGCTATCCGCAGGGATATGCCGTCGTCGGCAGGAAGATCATGGCGCGCCCAACCTCAAACGGCAGCCTCACGATGACGTATTACGCCGCTATACCGCCGCTGACGCCTGCCGCGCCGACGAACTGGCTGCTGGAAAAGGCTCCGGACGCCTACCTCTACGCGCTGGTCGAAGAAATTTCGATCTGGGCGCGGGATGTTGATGGGGCTGGTGCTGCTCGATCGCTCAAGGAAAACGCGATGGCAGGCCTCACGCTGGCTGACAACCGGCTGCGCTGGGGCAATGGCCAGGTAACGCTCAGCGGGTGCACGCCATGAAGTTCATCGATCTTGTGAATGAAGTTTGCGATGTCGTGAAACTCGACCGTTTCGATAGTGTCTATGGTGCGAACGATGAAAACGCCCAGACGATGCTTGCGCTGGCGTGGGAAGGCGGATGTGAAATCGCCCGCCGGGTTGATTGGCGTGACCTCGTCAAGACATTCCCCGTGGTCTCTGCCCCTTCTGCTTTCCCTCCTGATTTTCAGCGGGTGATTATGGGCGGTTCCGTTATGACCGCAGCGGGAGACTTCGTCAGGCCTGTCTCAAATCGTGGCCAGTGGCGTTTCATGACCGCGCACCCGTCGGCGCAACCGTATTATTTCCTCAGTGAAACAGGGATTGATTTCTCTCCCGTGTCGGCAGCCATCGGGGCGTCTCTGCTTTACCTGTCGAAGGAATGGGTGAGGGCTTCGAACGGCTCCACCAGCAGCACCATTCAAAGCGACGATGACGAGCCGATATTCCCGTCAGAACTGCTTATCAAGAACCTCGTATGGCGCTGGCGCCGGTTCAATGGCCTCGACTACAGCGACCATCTTGCCGAGTTCGAAGCAGATCTTGGCATGTACGAAACAACAGATACGGCGGCGTGATGCCCAGACCCGGACGCATTCCCCAAACGAACCGCGGATCGGTTAAGGTGGCGGCAAAGCAGACATCCGCGCCTTTGACGTTCCCTGCGCCGACACAGGGCCTTGTGACGACGTCCAGCATGGGTGCGGCTGCGCTCGGTTCTGCGATCATACTTGAGAACTGGTTCATGACACTCAAGGGCGCGCGGGTCCGTGGCGGCTCTGCAAAGCGTGGTCTCGCCGCTGACGGTGGTGCCATCAGGAGCGCGTTCAAATACAAGTTCGGCGGCCTTGAAAAGATGTTCATGGCGACCGATGCTGCAATTTACGACATGACAGCGCCGGTTGCGCCGCCAGCAACGACAGCGCCGGCGGTCAGCGGCATGGCAAGCGGCGACTGGTGCGCCTTCCAGCAGACGAACGCCGGAACAAGCTATCTTGTCTGCTTCAATGGCGCGAACGACCGGCAGCTGTTCAATGGCGTTTCGTGGACAACGGCACCCGCCATCACGTTTTCGGACGCGACCACGATGTCGGCGCTGAACTATGGCTGGATGTTCAAGAACCGGCAGTTTCTGCTGAAGAACGGTTCGCTCGATGCCTATTATCTCGACCTCAACGCAGTCGGCGGCGCGGCCTCAGTGTTCCCGCTGGGCGGCGTGATGAAAAAGGGCGGCCAGCTGCTGATGGGCTTTTCATGGTCTATCGAAAGTGGCGACGGTCTGGGCGACTACTGCGTGTTCGTCTCGACGGAAGGTGAAGTTGCGATCTATTCCGGGTCTAATCCGGGTGACGCTGACGATTTCGCCCTCAAAGGTGTCTATCAGATCGGAAAGCCGCTCGGGAAGAACGCGCAGATCCGATCCGGTGCCGATGTGCTTGTCGCGACGATCGACGGCTTGATACCGATTTCTCAGATGTTCCAGCGGGACCGGCAAACGCTTGCGCTGGTGTCTCTGTCGCGGGCCATTGAGGATGAATGGAAGCTTGCGGCCAATGCCACGCCGACGGGCTGGACGATGACGCTATGGCCTGAACAGAACCTCGTCTTCATCGCGTTCCCTGAAAATCTGGTCCTGCCAGACACGACTTTTGTTCTGAACGTGCTCAACGGAAAATGGAGCCTCATCAAGAACTGGCGCGCTCAGGCGTACCAGAGCCTTCAAGGCAGCCTGTTCTTCGGCTCGAACGAGGGGTTTTGCTGGCAAGGCGACATCAGCGGCGCTGACGACGGCGCGCCCTTCGCAGCCATTTACCTGTCGCAATTCACAGCGGCTGGTGAGTTCTCGCAGAGCAAGTCAGCATCGAAAGCAGCCATGTCTTTCCGTGCAAAGACAGAGCCACATGTGAAGCTGTTCGCACGCGGGAATTATGACACCACAGTGCCGCCCTTCGCCATGGTGTCTGTAGGCGATGCGGGCTCATCCGAATGGGATGTTGGTCTTTGGGATGTCGCCAAGTGGGATGGCGTCACAGAGTTCAAGAACTTCAGGTTCAGGCAAAACGTGCGGGCGAGCGGCGAAATGCTGGCCGTCGGTTGCGTGGTGCTTTCGGGCGGGCAGTTCCGGCTCGATGTCGAAGTTGATTTTGCGATCCTTCAGATGGAAGGCGGGGAACAGTCAGCATGAGATTTACATGGGGTTTGGCTGAAAAGGGCGAGCAAACAGAACGCCTTGCCTTCCTCGTGGCTGACAAGATTTGGCCGGGGAAAGGGTACGACTTCGGCCCGTGTCGCGGCATAGCGATTGTGCATGGTGATCAACTGGCGGCCGGCGTCATCTATCACAATTATGATTGTGAGGCTGAAGTGCTGGAGTTATCGGCGGCGGCGTTCATGCCTGGCTGGCTGACCCGCCATACGCTGAAGGCGATGTTCGATTATCCCTTTATCAGTTGCGGCTGCCAAGCTGTTGTGCATCGCGTCCCAGATGAGGACACGGCGCAACACCGCATGCTCACCTCATACGGGCATGCCCATTATCGAATCCCTCGGCTTAGAGGCCGGGATAAAGCAGAAAATCTATTCATTCTGACCCGTGAAGCATGGGCCAGTAATGCTTTCAACAAGAGGCGCACTGATGGGTAAAAAGTCTCCAAAAGCACCCGATCCGAAGGAAACGGCGTCTGCCCAGACCAGCACAAACATCGGTACGGCTATCGCTAACGGCTATCTTGGGAACGTCAATCAGGTCACGCCAGACGGCTCATTGACCTATTCGCAGACCGGGACCAATCAGTGGCGCGATCCGATGAGCGGGGCATGGTATGAACTGCCATCGTGGACAGCCACGCAGACCCTGTCACCCGCGCAGCAGGCAATCAAGGAACAGCAGGACGCGGCCGAAAAGAACCTTGCCACGCTGGCAAATACTCAGTCGGGGCGCCTGAACGATCTGCTCAAAGACCCGATGTCCATCGCAGGAGCGCCTGCGGCCGGAAGTTCTGCCTCGCTAAACACGCCGAACTACACCCAATTCGGGCAGGGTCCGACGCTGCAGTCGTCTGTGGGCGACGTCGGAGACATCACAAAGTCCTATGGAACGGACTACGGCGCCAATGTCCAGCAGGTGCAGGACGCGCTTATGGCGCGCATGCAGCCGTCCCTCGATCAGAATCGGGCAGCGCTCGAGCAGAAACTTGCAAATCAGGGCCTTCAGCCCGGATCAGCAGCTTATGACCGAGCATATGATTCTGCCACGCGACAGGAGAACGACGCCAAGTATGGCGCCATTCTCAATGCTGGACAAGAACAGACCCGCCTCGCCGGTCTCGCCCAGCAGCAGGCCACCTTTCAGAACGCTGCCCAGCAGCAGGCATACGGCCAAGCCTATCAGAATACCGGATTGGCAAACTCTACGGCTCAGCAGCAGTTTCAGAACCAGAACACCACGACGGGCGCGAACAACGCTTTGCAGGATCAGACCTTCAATGCCCAGCAAGCGAAGATCAACGCCCAGAACGCCGAACGCGCCAACTATCTGAACGAGCAGTATGCGCTCAGGAACCAGAATGTGAACGAGGTTTTGGGTATCGCCAGCGGCGCGCAGGTGTCCAACCCGAACTTCGTCCCGACACAGGGCCAGAGCATTCCGACGGTCGATTATGCGAGCCTCGTGCAGCAGAATTACGCCAACGAGCTTGGTGCCTACAATCAGAAGCAGGCCAACTCCGGCGCGCTCCTTGGCGGCCTGGCTGGCTTGTTCAGTCTGTCCGACAAGACGGCGAAGAAAGATATCAAGAAGGTCGGCGGCCTGTACGAGTACCGATACAAGGGCGAAGGAAGAAGCGCTCCGAAGCGGATCGGCGTCATGGCGCAGGAAGTTGAGAAGGTTCGTCCCGGTGCGGTGCGTAAGGGTGCCGACGGCAAGAAACGCGTCAACTACGGCGCATTGTTCGCCGCCGGTGCCGCACGATGAACGGCGCATTCCCTCCGGCTCCCTCGGCTCAAAGCCCGTTCGCGCGATATGCAGGCATGGCTCAGCCGTCGGAGGAACAGCGCCGGCAGCAAATGATGCAGCAGTTTGCGCAGCAGATCGTCGGGCAGCCGACGCAGAACGTCGCGCAGGGTGTCGGGCAAATGATTGCCGGTGCCGGTCTCGGCCTTTCGAAATTTAATCAGCAGCAAAGCGCTGCCTTTCCACAAGCGCCGGGTGGCGCGAAGCCTAGCATCATGACGGGCCTCGCCAACTTCTTCACAGGCCGGAACAATGGAGGTCTTTACTGATGGCGGGATATCTGTTCGGCGGGAACACGGGCGTTTCCTATAACGACCTTCAGCGCCGCCGTGAGATTGCGGACGCTTTGTCCAAGCAGATCATGGGCGAAACGCCGAAAACGACGGCTCAGGGCATTGGCGCGCTGATGAAGGGCATTGGCGCTGGTATCGGTCGTTATTCCGCGAACAAGGGCCTGAAGGAAGGCACCGACGGCGCAAACTCCGCTTACGAATCCATCCTTGGCCGGATTATGGGCGGCTCGCCGTCGGCAGCATCAACGGTGGCATCCGCAGGGGGTGGCGGTTCCGGCATCCCAATGCCCGGTGCCGCGTCGGAGATTGCGGCCACGTCGCCAAATGGTGGCGGCATGCAAAACTATCGCGATGCAATCGCCTCGATCGAGAGCAAGGGCAGCGGCGACTATTCCGCTGTCGGTCCGACGCACCCGAAGATGGGCCGCGCGCTTGGCCGTTACCAGATCATGGAAGCCAATATCGGCCCGTGGTCCCAGGCTGCGCTTGGTCGCGCTGTGACGCCGGAAGAGTTCATTGCGAACCCGCAACTTCAGGACGCTGTTTTCGACCACCAGTTCGGCCAGTATGTGCAGAAGTATGGCCCGGAAGGCGCTGCACAGGCGTGGCTCGGCGGGCCCGGTGGCGTTGGTAAAACCGACAGGAAGGATTCGCTCGGCACCAGCATTGGCGAGTACGGCAAGCGCTTCATGGCGGCCGGTGGTGGCGCTCAGGTTGCCAGCCTCGATCCATCGGCAGGCATGTCGGCGGCCGACGCTATCGAGACTGCTGCCCCTCGCGCACCGGCTCCGGGCGGCTATCGTGACCCGATGGTGAGCGCTCCTAACGCCTACCGCGGTTCGGATTACAATTCGCCTATGGTCACATATGACGACCGCGGAATGCGTGTCGAGCGTCCGTCGCAGCAGTTGCAGCCGCCTGCCCAGCAGCAGGCACCAATGCAGGTTGCCCAGAACGGTCAGTATCCGACCGCTCCCCAGCCGCCCGCGCCGCCGATGCCTCCGCAGCCCTCGGCAAACCCCTACAATGGCGTTGATCCTGAGATGCTGAAGCTTCTGTCGAACCCGTTTCTCGACCCCGACAAGAAGCAAATCATTCAGGGCATTGTTCAGCAGCAGATGGAGCGCAACGACCCACTGAAGCAAATGCAGTTGCAGAAGGGGCAAATGGAGCTTGATGCACTCCGCAATCCCCGCCCTGAATATAACTATACGACATTGCCAGACGGCACTGTCTTGCGGACCGACAAGCGCGGCGGCGCCCCCGAGAAGGTCTACGAATCCGACCAGAAGCCGACGACGAACCAGCAGGATTACGAGTATTATCGTGATTTTGAGACGAAGAACGGTCGGCAGCCGCTCGGCCCTCTTGAGTGGGAGCAATCCCAGCGGAAGGCAGGCGCCAGCAACACCACGAATGTGGTGGGCGGTGAAGGAGACAAGTTCTACCAGAAGCTTGACGAGAAGAACGCGGAAACTTTTGCGGCTATGTCCGATGCCGGCGCTCAATCCCGCGCCAAGATGGGCCAGATTGACAGGCTTGAAAACCTGTTTGCAAACGTCCCGCAGGGCATTGAGGGCGGACTGAAGAAGATTGCCGGTGATTGGGGTGTCGCAATTGGTGAAGGTACCAGCGACATTCAGGCGGCGACGGCTCTTCTTGAAAAGATGGTTCCCGAACAGCGCGCGCCCGGTACCGGTCCAATGTCCGATGCTGATATCAAGATGTTCCGCGCCTCGCTTCCGCGAGTTCTAAACCAGCCAGGCGGCAACCAGCTCATATTCCAGACTATGCGCGGTATTGCCGAGTATGAGATGCAAATGGGCGAAATTGCCGATCAGGTGGCCGATAGAACCATCAAGCCATCCGAAGGGCGAAAGCTCATCCGGGAATTGAAGAACCCACTCGACGGATACAAAATTCCGGAGGGATCGACGCCGAACGGCGGCTTTAAAACAACGACCGGCGTGCAATGGAGCATTGGCGATTAATGGCTACTCTCACGGTAAATGGCGTCAAAGTGCAGGTTGACGATAGCTTCCGAAGCCTGTCGCCAGAGCAGCAGGAATCTACGGTAAACGAGATTGCTGCGCAGCTGTCGGCAGGAAAGCGCCAATCCGGTCCTGAGCGATCGGGCGGCATCGATGGAGCGGTACGCTCTGCTGGCCGCGGTGTCCTCGGTATCGGCTCTTACCTCGATGAACTCAACGCCGCGACGAACGCCACGCTTGCGCCTATCGTTGACCCGCTGCTGCCCGATCAGGGTTATGAAAAGCTGCCGGGGGCAACATGGGGCGAGCGATACGACCAGGCTTTGGGCATCCAGCGCCGCAAGGATCAGGAATACGACACTGATCATCCTGTCGCCTCAACAGCGCTGAAGATTGCCGGGGGTGTCGGTTCGGGCGGCGCAGTCCTGCGTGCTGCCCCCGCCGTCGGTAATTTTGTCTTGGGTAATGGCGGAACGAGTATCGGAGGCCGCGTTCTCGCCACGGGATTGGCTGGCGGCGGTACAGGCGTGGTGCAGGGCTTTGGTGCGGGAGAAGGTGGCGCAGCCAATCGCGTCAATCAATCCCTGAAAGAGGGGGCGATAGGTACGGCGGCAGGCGTTGCCATGATGCCCGTGGCAGCCGGCGCCAACAAACTGGCGTCTTCGCTCGCTCGGAAAATCTTGGGAGAATCTGACAACGCTTTAAACGCCATGTCACCAGAGGCCCGCAAGTACGTCCTGAACGAGTTGGCAGCCCCTGACAAAATTCAGATCACACGCCAGTCGCTTGACGAGCTCGGCCCGGAAGCGATGCTGGCCGACGTTTCCCCGGACTGGCTTGGGGTTGCGCGCGGCGCGGCGGCTCGACCCGGAACCAGGAGTATGGTCATTGATCCGCTAAACGAGCGCGCGGGATTGGCAAACGCCCGCATTCGCTCTGACGTGGCGAAAAATCTTGGTCCCGATCCGGTTCCTTCCGCCATTGACAATGAGATCAGGGCGAACATGGGACAGGTAGCGCGCGAATATGGCCCTGTCTTTCTGGAAAAGAATTCATACGATTTTACCCCGATCACAAAAGATTTGGACAAGTCCATTTCTTCGCTTCGTGGCGATGCGCAGCGCCGCCTTCAGCAGGTCCGGGGGATGCTCAATGAATTTGGGAAAGACGCTGTATCCAACGATCCATCCGTCGCGTTCCAAACCCGCCAGGCAATTGATGGCATTCTCGAAACGGAGCAAAATCCGAAAGTCATTTCCGCGCTTTCTGAAGCCCGCCAGATGGTCGATGACGCGTTGACCGCATCAGTGCCTCGCATCAAGGAAGTTGACGCATCCTATTCGGAGCTTGCGCGCCAGCGCGAAGCGCTTCAGCAGGGCCGCCCCGTACTGAACAACGAGGCTAGCGCGATGCGGCCTGGCGAACTTGAGCAGGCATTGAGCCAAGGGGCTTTGCCGCAAGGACAGCAGGTCGGACCATCGGCAGTACCTACGCGGATGCGACAGGGTGCATTGGGTGAAATTTACCGCGCCGTCGGCACGAAGGCGAACGATACGACCGCACTTCGCAATGTTGTTCGGGGTGAAGGAGACTGGAACCGCGAAAAGTTGGGAATGCTGTTCGGGCAAGAGCCGTCCGATAACGTCTTGAATGCCATCGATCGAGAAACAGTCTTTGGCGACACGGCAAACCGCGTCTCGCGTGGCTCTGATACTGCGATGGCGAACCGCTTCGTCAAATTCCTTGATGATACAGCAAAGGCCCAGGACGTTCCCGCCGACACAACGCTGGTGGGGGCAACATCGAGGCTGGGTCGTTCGATTCTTCAGAAGATCATGAAGGGCAACGCAGCAGCAAACGCCGATCAGGTGGCCGAAGATATCGGTCGCTTGAGTGTCGCAAGGGGTGATGTCCGTGAGCAGATTATGGAATCGCTTCTGCGAGCGGGGAAACAGAACGTCATTGATCAGCGAAGGGCGGCAGCCGTCAAAGCGCTTATTGGTGGTGGCGGTCTCGCAGGCTATCAGTCGTTGCCTGGGGTGCGGAACTGACGTTTTGCATCCCAACGGCCGAAATAAAAACCACAAGCGAAAATGACGAAAGCAGGGAAGATCAGGAGTACAATCCACTCTGGCATCTGGTCAAAAGTCCACCTGATGCCAGCCACGACAGGAACCATAAACACCAGCGTGAGTCCTAGTGCCAGCAACGCGATGAGCTTGACGGCTTTATGTGAAGGCTCGCGGGGGTCGTGGTCGATCTGCATGGGCATACAATGCCCGTTTCTGCCGCGTCCGGTCAATAGGTGGTGCAACTTACGCTGTTTCCATACCTGTTGCAGTTTGTCGTGGTGCTGACGCGGGGCTGCGAAACGACGATCGGCGGCGGGGTGTAGCTCTGCCCCCGGAATGCAAACGTCGGCATCCTTCCGTCCGATGGACCGCATTGATAGCTCATCCGGTACCAAGTGACGGGACCGGGCAGGATGTCAGCAACCAAGCCGCCGGCGTTGCTAGAACTATCGAGAACTTGATACGGGCCTTTGCAGGTCGACGCCGCTGTCTTCAAACAGGCATTTGGCGAGCCGCTGCATTTGGTCTCTCTCATCGGTTTACCGCTCGGGCCAGCGATTTCCTCGCCATTCGATGCAGCGCAACCAGAAACGGCCAAGGCGGCCAGCAACAAGACGATGTTTTTCATTTGATCCCCCGATCTCGCCATAAAGCAAAGCACAAGGGCGCGAGAGTGTCCATAAACGTTCAGAAACACGGTTAAAGCGGCTCGCTTCGGCGGGCCTTTTCTATGGAGAATGCCAATGCCTAGAACTGGTGGCGTCTTTTCGCTTCTATCCGGGTCCAAGGGTACGCCCAACACGACGATCCAGAGCGCGCCCTATAATGCCCAGCTGGACGATTTCGCTCAGGACGCAAACCAGCCGCGGCCCATCACGGCCGGCGGCACGGGTGCAACGAATGCCACGCAGGCGAGAACAAATCTCGGATTGGCCATTGGATCGGATGTCCAAGGCTATGATGCGGGGCTGAAATCCATCGCTGACCTGATCACTGCCGCCGATCAAATGCTCTATACGACCGGGCTTGATGTCTATGCGACGACGGCGCTGACGGCCTTCGCGCGGTCGCTACTGGATGACACCGACGCGTCTGCCGCTCGGCTAACCCTTGGCCTCAAGGCGCTGGCGATCCTCGACAGCATCAATAACAGCAACTGGTCAGGCGAAGACCTGTCCGTCGCAAATGGCGGCACTGGCGCCAGCTCCGCCGCAGCAGCCCGAACAAACCTCGATGTCTACGGCAAAAGCGAGACATATGCCAAAGCCGAGACATACGCGAAAACTGAAGCCGACACTTTGCTTGCGGACCCGTGGGCCTATCAGCCGATCGGGGTTCCTATCGCTGGCTGGTTTGGTCTCGCTGGCACCGGCTACCCCCCGACAAACAACCCCCGCTATCGCTACATTGACCTTTCGGGCGGGCAGACCGGTGCGGGCCTGTATAACGAGGGACTTCTGGTCTCTGAAGTCGTCTCCGGCTCCTGGCCGAATATTGTCGCCTATGCCACGATCAATTTGGCAGGCTCCCCTGTCTCGGGCCGTGTGGTTCAACTGGTCAACACGTCTCGTATGTTTTTCCGTCCCGGCGCGGCAGGTAATCAGCAGTATTTTGCAATGCAGACGCACGCGCACGGCGTCAACGATCCCGGTCACTATCACACGGGCGTCCAGAACGGTACGGCAAGTACAGGTCGGTCAACCTCTCTCGATCAGCCCCCCGCAGTATTCTCCTACGGAAACACCGCATGGGCGGCGACTGGTATTTGGCTCAGCAATGCGGGTGAAGAAGAAACCCGCCCCCGCAACATCGGCCTGAATTACATCATGAGGATTAAGTGATGCCCTATGCATTTGAAGGCGGGGTTTGCTCTGACCCCACTGAAGGCTCCATCGAGATTACCGGCGAACAGTACGCGGCGGCGCTGGACGGCATCACGTCTGGCTTGGCGGTGTCGATCGTCGGCGGTTTCAAGTTGATTGAACCTCCTGCCGTGGAAGAACCAAATCCAGAAGATGATCTGGTTCTCGACCAGTGGAAAATCCGGCTCTCCGCAAGGATTGACGAAGACGCCGAGCGTGCGCGCCTTCGGTACATCACCGGCGGTTCCGGGCAGGCAATGACATATCAGCAGAAAGCCCAGGAGGCGGCAGAAGTGCTTGCGCTTGTCGGCTCTGGGGAGATCGATGGAAGCCATTTCCCGCTTCTGTCAGCAGAGATAGGCATAACGGCGCCAACGTTGATCGAAGTCGCTCAGGTCGTGGATTACGCGTATCAGACGTGGCGCGTCGTCGGCGCTCAGATCGAGGCGCTACGGCTTGGCGGGAAGTCTGCCGTTTCGACCGCGACGACTATCCCGGCAGCAAAGGCCGCCGCACTTATTCAGTGGCCGTGATGCGGATCATCATCTTCGACAGAAACCCGGCGATACTCTCTGCTTTCGCTGACCAGCCTGACATCGAAGTGTTTCACGGAACGCTTGATGAATTGGAGGCAGACGCCGTTGTAAGCCCGGCAAATTCGTTCGGGTTCATGGATGGCGGCGTAGATTACGCCTACAGCATGTTGTTCGGCTGGGGCGTCCAGTGGAAGGTTCAGACTGAAATCGAGAAACTGCCATTCGGAGAATTACTTATCGGTCAGGCGCTCACGGTCTCGACGGAGCACGAGCAGATACCGTGGCTGATCTCCGCCCCCACGATGCGAGTGCCGAAGCAGATATTCGATGCAAACGACGTGATGCTTGCCGCAAGGGCCGCGACGGCCGAAGCGTTGGGGAGAGGGCTTGCATCAATAGCCTTTCCCGGCATGGGCACCGGTTGCGGGATGCTCTCGCCAGAGGTTGCCGCATCGGCAATGATTTGCGGCATATCCAATGCGCTCCGCCCGATGGGAAAACCGACGTCCTGGCGAGAAGCGCAGCATCGGCATTTCCATCTGGTCCATAACGCCGGCTAACAGAACTGAAAATCAGGAGACGACAATGGCGACTGTGCGCGAAGTACAGCAGCGCTTGATTTCGCTCGGCTATGATGTCGGGCCGTCTGGCGCTGACGGCATTCCCGGCCGCAGCACTACAAAGGCCGTGACGCGGTTTCAGGAGGATAAGAAGCTCCCTATCCTCTATCCCGGCACGATTGGCCAGAAGACGCTTGTTGCGCTCGGGCTGAACGATAATAAGCCCGTGGTTCCGCCGTGGGTGACAGAGGCCCGTCGCTTTGCCGGGCTGCACGAGGCCAAGAACGCCAAGGTGCTGGATAAGGCCCTTCGGCTCGATGCGAGTGAAATCGCGTGGTGCGGCGCATTCGCCGGCATGGTCATTGCCACGGCGCTGCCGAAAGAGCCGATGCCAGCAAACCCGCTCGGATCTCGCAATTGGCTGAAATTCGGCAAGGCGCTGAATGATCCCCAGATCGGCGCCATCGCCGTCTTCTGGCGTGGTTCAAAGGATGGCTGGCAGGGCCACGTCGGCATCGTCGTCGGCCACGACAAAACGCATCTTCATATCCTTGGCGGCAATCAGTCCGATTCCGTCAGCATCGCTCGCATCGCGAAAACACGACTGCTCGGCTACCGCTGGCCGGCAACCTATCAAGACGCGCCTTATGCCGCGCTGCCGATGACGACCATTTCGGCAAGCATCACCACCAACGAAGCTTAAACCTCCATCAAAGGAACGAACATGTTCAAGTCTCTGCTCATTGTGGCCGTGGCAGCCTTTGGCCTGTCCGCTTGCCAGTCCACCGGATCGATCGATACCGGCATTCGCAACAGCCTGCCGCAGGTCTGCTCTGCCGGCGAAACGGCCTATGCCGTCCTTCTTCCTTTCATCGCAGCCGATCGGCTGAAGCCAAAGACCGCAGCAGCGGCAGAGGCGGCCTACCAGAGCCTTCAGGCACTTTGCGCCAACAAGGAGACGGCAACGCTCGCTTCCACGCTGGTGGCGGCTTCCAGCGCCTATCTGACGATCAGCATCGCCATCCGCGAAGCTAAAAAGGTGGAGGGATGATCATGCGACCCATTCACTGGATTATTGCCTCCGCTCTGGCTCTCGTCTGCCTCGTGGCGTTCTTCTTCGCTCCGGCATGGGCGCAGGATGCCGGGCCGGTCATTGCGCCGTCTTCGTGGCTCTATGAGGTCTGGACAATCGTGCAGCCCGTCGTGGTGCTGCTGGTGTCCACAGTCGGCCCGGTGCTGGCGACGTGGATCGCCGCGCGCCTTATCGCCCTCCTGAAGGTGACAGACGAAAAGCAGCGCGTCGAGATCGAGACCAAACTGCGCGATGCTCTCCACCAGTCTGCCGCCAACGCGATCCGGTTCGCGCTGACCAAGGCAGGGCTTCCGACCGTCGGCGGCGTCATCAGTGACACGATCATGGCGGAAGCCGCCAAATACGTGATCGAGAAGAACCCGGAAGCGCTCCAAAAGCTCGGCGTCGATGCCAAAGCCCTGGACGAGATAATCCTCTCCAAGCTTCCGGAGGCGATCCAGCAGACGAAGGAAGCGCCGAAATGATCGGTCTTGAAATCGGCGTGTCTCTCTCGAGCCCTTATCTGGGTGGACCGAAAGTCGATCCAGTCACCGCCGTTCTTTTGGCACGAATGACCGTGAAGCCTGATTACATCCGCAAGGATCTAATCAACGACCGCATCATTGAGGCGAAGGAAAAGACTTGGTGGCCAAGGTTGCCGGGCCTGTATTCTCACGCAGCGCATGACGGGCAGGCAGGCCGCCTTAACTGGAAGGGCAATATCTATGACTGCCTTCCGGTCAATAACCCTGTTTTCACGGTGGACCGTGGATTTATGGGCAACGGTTCAAGCAGCTATCTCGACACACAGTTCAATCCAGCGACCGCTGGTGACCCGTGGTTTACCCAGGACAGTGCCTGCCTCGGCATCCGATCCAACACGGAAAACGTCGGGACAGGCTCTCTCGCGGGTTTTTACGACACCACGTTACAGCGGGGGACCACGATCAACCCTCGCATCGACAATACAAATTCCGTTGCTTCGTTTCGCGTGAACGCTGGATCGGCGGGCGCCAACACGCCCAACGGCGCGGTGCCTTCATCGGTCGGGATGTTTGTTGCCAACCGGACATCCTCTGCGGGTGTCAGCGGATACCGCAACGGGGTTAAGCTGGTGACCGGTACGCAGCAGCCTTCCGTTCCTCTGGCTAACGGAAACCTTCGTTTTGGCTCCATCAACAACAGCAGCTATCGCGCCTGTCAGTTCTCCATGGGCTACTTTGGCGGTGGCCTGACCGACGCTGAAGCACTGGATATTCACGATTGGTTTGAGGTCTACCGGCTGGCGGTAGGCGTACCATAAGGGACAAAATTCATGACAATTCAATCTTGGCTGATCTTCACCCCCGCCGAAGCGGAACAGGTCGTAGAGGAGAGCAAAGCGACTGACTTTCGCATCGCGCCGCGCGTCATCGATGGTCAGTTCGTTGCAAACCTCAACGAACCACTTCTGGTGGTCGGAAACTACGTCACCAACATCGAGGTGCTGGTGGGACCAGAATACGGGCCGGTGTGGGGCAGCACATGGGTTGGAGAGCTACCCGTGAGAACAGCCGACAGCGACGTGCTGTTCCTTCCTCCGATTGTCTGATGACACTCTTCCCTCGGCCGGTGGTCGGGGGCTTCTTCAATCGCATCTCAAGGGCAGGCTTACCGGATGGCGGAGAATACGAACATGATAAGTCGCGCGCCTAAGTTGGAGTGGAATCTGAACACCCTCATCCAGCTTGTTACCCTCGTCGGGATGCTCATCGGCGGCATTGTGATCTGGGTGGACAAGAGCCGGGACATTGAGGATCTGCAAAAATGGAAAGAAGGCCATGAGCAGCTGCACAAAGAACGTCTGGCTGAAGTGAAGGCGATCGAGGCGAGTTACAATCTCCGCCTTTCGAGCCTCGAGCAGAAAAGCATCGAGGCAGAGCGTAAGGCCGACAATCTGACCTACCGCGTGACTGTCACCGAACAAACGACCGTCAACATCTCCACGGCCATCAAAGAATTGCAGGCCGACTTCAACCGGCAATCCAGCGACATTCAGGTGATGAAGGAAATTCTTCAGCGCTTGGAATCGGCGTTAAACCGCAGCGCGCCCCTTCGTCGCTCCTCACTCGGCCCATTCGACGCGGTACTTCGTTCCCCGCTGCCGCGATAAAGAAAACCCGCCAGCAGCCTCGTACTGCCAGCGGGTTCCGTTGAACTTGTGGGCGTTCGCCCATAAGTCTGCACCCCCCTTAAGGTATTTGCAGATCAATTGCACCAGTCAATGCGGTGCTTTGCGCGCCATTCCCGCGCCAGTCCTTCCCCCATAAGAACCTGCCCAGCTTCCCGGCCATCGGGGAGATAAATGTTCACGAGCGGCCGGCGGCTTTGCGTCCGGTCCCTCGCGCCGCTGTCCTCGATACGAGGCACACCGTCAAGCAGCAGTTCTTTCAGCCTGACTTTCGCCTTCGTCGCCAGATCCCGCTCATAGTCGCACTTGGCGCGGCTTCCCGTCTCGGGCGCATCCACGCCAGACTTGAACGGCACCCCGCCGCCCAGCAGCCGCATGTTCTGGCCGTCGCATTTGATGGTGTCGCCGTCGATCACGATCAGCGAAGCGCAGGAAACACCCTGCCCTGCCGCCGATAAATTCGGTATGAAGCATGCGATGGCCGCAGCAGCCGCAATGGCGATTCTTTTCATTCGGCGCAT